AAAAACTGTAGATGAATTAAAAGAAATAGTAGCTAAAAATTTATCTAAAGATGCTTTACACTATGTTAAAGATGGTCAATTTGGAATTAAAGAATTAGGATATGTTACTGAACATCCAGGATTAGGAGAACCAAAAGAACCAAAAGGAAAACATAAAGCTTCGGGTTATGGTGATTTAAAAGAATCATTAAGTTTATCATCTTTAATTATGAATGAAGGTGAGTACTATATGCCCGAAGAAAAAGAACCTAAGAAAAAAGAAGAACCTAAGAAAAAAGCTAAAAAATCATTAGTAGCAGATAAAGTAAAAGAAATTGAAAGTACAGGTAATGTAGCTGCTTTAGAAGCTAAAATGAGTGCTTTAGATGAAGAAATCGAAAACAGAGAAATGAAAATGAAAATGGCTACTGAAAACGAAGATTTAGCTGAATTCATTAATCCTGTTAAGATTAAAGAAATGGAAAAAGAAGTTAAAGAACTTCAAAAAGCCAGAGACAAATACATTAAAGAATACAAGAAACTTACAGGTGAAGAATATGCTGGTAAGAAAGAAATAGTGGGTGAAGAAGTAGAGGAAATTACTGAAGGAACACCAGGTGGAGTAGCATATATGAGAGGTCAAGAAGATTTTGATAAAGGAGCCTCTGAAGATGATAACCCATATGAAAAAATGGAAGAAGATCCTTATGGAGACTTTGAGGAATGGTATGAAGGTTGGTTTCGTGCTAAAATGGACCAAGAATTGTCTGGTATATAATAAAAACTTTAATATAAAATGAAACAAGTACTTATTGAAACCCAACTTTTTAAACCTGTACTTTTAGAAGGTAAATTATCTGAAAGAGGTAACCCTCTAGTAGAAGGTATTTTAGCTACAGCTGAAGTAAAAAATGGTAATGGTAGATATTATGCTAAAGAATTATGGGAACGTGAGATTGATAAGTACATGCAATCCGTTAATGAAAACAGGGCATTAGGAGAATTAGATCACCCAGAATCTTCAGTAATTAATCTTAAAAATGTTTCACATAATATTAAAGATATGTGGTGGGATGGAGATAATGTAATAGGTAAAATAGAAATTTTACCTACTCCATCAGGTAACATATTAAAAGCACTGATTGAAAACGGTATAACCTGTGGTGTTTCATCTCGTGGTATGGGCTCATTACAACAAAGAGGAGAAATGTTAGAAGTACAAGATGACTTTGAATTACTTTGTTGGGATTTTGTATCAACCCCTTCAAACCCAGGTTCATTTATGCAGTTGGTAAAAGAAGGTTTAGATACTAGTAATCAAGAAAAATATTCTAAAGTAAATTTTATTATAACTGAGATTTTATGTTCTAATGGACAGTGTCCAATTGTATAAAATTCAATAAAGTACCCCCCTTGGAATAGTATTTCTTGGTCCAAGCCCTCGCAAGAGGGCTTTTCTTTTTTTAAAATTGTGATTTTGGAATATCTTCATATATGTATTATTGTATTCACGTGGACAATATACTATCCTATATAGTATCCACTTATGTAAAATTACTTATTACGATTCTTGAATAATCGTAAATCCCAAACCTAAATTTTGAGGAAAATGAAAACAAACAGAGAAATGCTTAAAGAAGCAATCGCTGAAGCTAGAACTGTTAAAGAAACAGCTATAGCAAATGCAAAACTTGCTTTGGAAGAGACTATTACTCCCCAACTAAAGTCTATGCTAGCTAAAAGGTTAGAAGAGATGGAACTTGAAGAAGAATTAGACGAAACCGAAGCAGAAGAAATGAAAGGTAAGGAAATGAAAGAAACTATGAAATCAGAAATGGAAAAAGCAATGTCCAATGAAAGGGAAGAAGCTTATGGCATGGACGAAGAAATGAATCTTGATGAAATCCTTGCTGAACTCGAAGAAGAACTTGAGGAAACTAATATTGACCCAGGAGCTGAACCAAAATCCTTTCTTAAGAAAAAACCAGATTATGCTCAACTTGAAGAAGAAGAGATTACTGAAGGTGAAAACAAAGTAACTGAACAAGAAGAAGAAATGGACGTGGACATGGATATGGAAATGGATTCTGAAATGGAAAGTGACGATGAGGAAATTGATTTAGAAGAAATGTCTGAAGAAGATCTTAAGTCTTTTATCGAGGATGTAATTAAAGATATGGTTGAAGCTGGTGAGTTAGAAGCTGGAGATGAATTTGAAGCTGAAGGTGAAGAAGCCGAAGGTGAAGAAGAAATTGAAATGGAAGACGAAACAGAAGAAATCATGGAAGGTGAAGAAGAAATAAAAGAAGCTTTAGAATTAGGAATGACAGATACTGAATTTTTAACATCATTGTTAACATCACTTGCATTAGTAGGTGGCGTTGCTGTTTCCTCAGCTAAAGAAGAACTAGCTGCTGCTGTTAAAAAAGGAAAAGGAGCTGTTGCTGCTACGGTGAAAAAGCTTTTAAGTAAAGGTGATGTTGCTGAAATGGAAGAAATAACAAATGAAGTTGAATCATTGAAAAATGAAATCAATGAAGTTAATCTTTTAAATGCTAAATTACTTTACTTAAACAAAATCTTCAGATCTAAAAACTTAACTGAAAGCCAAAAAGCTAAAATCATTCCTGCATTTGATAAAGCTGCTACGGTAAAAGAAGCAAAACTTATCTTTGAAACAATTTCTGAGGGTTTAGCAACTGCTAAACCAACAATCAAAGAAAATCGTTCTTTAGCTTCAAAACCTGTAGGAGTTGCTCCTAAAAAGGAAATGATTATGGAAGTTGATTCTCAAGTTGCTAGATGGCAAAAGTTAGCTGGAATTAAATAAAAATTAAATTAATCTTAAAAAAAAAACAATGTCACAATTAAATTCTCTTTTAGAAAGCGCTGCGGGTTCATGGAAGAACCTTCAGAGCGATGCTGCTAGATTGGCTAGCAAATGGGAAAAGACAGGATTGTTAGAAGGTATCGGAAACGAAACTGGGAAAAACAATATGTCTATGATCCTTGAAAACCAAGCAAAACAATTAGTAGTTGAAAATTCACTTTCAGGTGGAGGTACTGCTGGTGGTACTTTTACTGCTGGAACTGGTGAACAATGGGCTGGTGTAGCTCTTCCACTTGTACGTAAGGTATTTGGTCAAATCGCTGCTCAGGAATTCGTTTCTGTTCAACCTATGAACCTACCTTCAGGTCTTGTATTCTTCCTAGATTTCCAATATGGAACCGCTAAGAATCCATTCAGCACTGCTGGTGGTAATGTTTACGAATCTGGATCTATGTATGGTTTAACTGAAGGTGGATCTGCTCCATCTGAAGGTACTTATGGTGGTGGTCGATTTGGTTATTCTATCAATAATACTGCTTCTTTATTCACTGCTACTGTAGCTACAGCTTCTTGGGCTGATTTGAATTTCGATTCAAACTTCTCAGCTTCTGCTGCTGCTGGTGATTATAAGAAAGTAACTGTTGATATGTCTAACACAAATGCAGATCTTAAAGCTGCTCGTGCTTTCACAGTAACTTCAGGTTCATTAGTAACTGTTAGCCCTAACTTTACTTCTGTAAGTAGTAATAGCGTATCATTTATTACTGATGGTGGTAATGAAGCTGATTCTTATGCCAATACTGCTGTTACTTATTCATTAGCCCCAGTTGATAATGCTCGTGGTGATTTTGAAGATGGTAATACTACATTAAATGGTCTTAACTCAACTATCTCAATTCCTGAGGTAAATGTTAAGTTAAAGTCTGAATCTATTGTTGCTAAAACTCGTAAGTTGAAGGCTGTTTGGACTCCTGAGTTCGCACAAGACCTTAACGCTTACCAATCATTGGATGCTGAAGCTGAATTAACTTCTATCATGAGCGAGTATATCTCATTAGAGATTGATCTTGAAATTCTTGATATGTTGATTACTTCTGTTCCTGCTGGTAGTGTTGAGTATTGGTCAGCTGAAAACAACCAAGCTATTAACGCTGGTGCAACTGCATTCTCTACTTTAACTTCAGGTTTCTATAATACACAAGGTCAATGGTTCCAAACTCTTGGTACTAAAGTACAGAAATTGTCTAACAGAATTCACCAATTA